GTTATACGGAATATCTGCGTTACCTTGGCGTTCGTTCTTCGGACGCTCGTCTACAGCGCCCTGAATATCTCGGCGGTGGCAGAACTAACCTACAGTTTTCCGAAGTTCTCAGCACAAGTGTTGATTACAACGGGTCGGCGCAATTTCCACTTCCCGGCGCTTTCGGCGGTCATGGCATTGGCGCCAACCGCACAAACCGTTACCGCAAGTTTTTCGAAGAGCACGGTTACGTCATCTCTCTGATGTCTGTCATTCCTCAAACGATGTACCCCGATGGTCTCTTCCGTCATTGGAATCGTCGTACAAAGGAGGATTTCTTCCAGAAAGAGTTGCAGCACATCGGTCAACAAGCTGTTCTCAACAAGGAAGTGCAGGCAGGCCACACTAATCCTGATGAAGTCTTCGGCTATCAGGACCGTTATGACGAATATCGTCGTTCCGAGTCTCAGGTACATGGCGAATTCCGCGCCGGTCAATTCCTCGGCGATTGGCATTTCGCTCGTCAAGTTCCCACCGATGCCGCGCTCAATAACGATTTCGTTCGCGCACAAGTCTCAATCGAGCCTTTCCAGTATCAGGGCGGCGAAAGTCCCACCACTCTCTACATCGCTGTCCGTCATCAAATCGTCGCCCGTCGCATCCTCGCGCAGCGCGGCTCCTCCTTCATTCTCTGAGGTGATCCATGTGGCCGTTCCGAAACAAAGACAAACACCCCGAGCAGAACAATGGAGAGATGCTCGTTCAAAAGCTCAAACTTCAACTTTCCGAAAGAGACAAAGTTCGTCAAATGATTCGCCACGAGTTGTTCACTCAGGCAATCGGAAAAGCAGGTCACGAAACAATGGAAGAAGCTGATGACTTCGAAATGGACGACGGGGATACCTGGTCGTCTCCCTACGAAGAGAGCTTCGAGCCCCAGGGCGAGGATCTACCCCCTGCTGACGTCAAGGTTCCGGAGCCGCCGAACGGCCCCGGGGCGGCCCCCGAACCGGAAAAAATCGAGTGAGCCATGTCACGTCGATCCAAACGCAATATCCGGGCCTCTGAGGCCCATTACCGCGGGGGGAGCTACTCCCCCCGCACCCCCCCCCGTCGGCGTCCCTCATATCGCCTGACGGACCCCCTCGCCTACACCCCAACACGCGTCCAAACGCTAGATCATCCTGTGTTGGCTACTCGAACAGTACGCCCCCTCTTGATGCGTACTGTTCCCCGTGACACCACGTCACGGAAATTTAACAACCGGCGATCGCCGGACGTACCAGCCCGGGCGCTAGCCCGGATGAAGCCGTGGACCACGTTCGAAACCGAGCCCTTCCCAAGGGCCGTAACCTGTGCTAGACGCACTATCCGGAGAGAGGTCCTTTTCGCTACCAGGTCTCTCAATGGCAGTGGATCTAGAGGCGTTCCTAAGTCACTGGAGAAATGCACATGAGTTGGTGGGCTGCTGTCGCACAAGCTGTCGATTCCGCTATCGGCATGTATCAACGCAACACTGCGGACCGTAAAGCCGGCAAAACTGCCTACGCCGAAAACATGCAAGGCCTGCTTGGCCGTGTCGAAGGCGCAAAACAAGCCGGCATCCATCCCCTCGCCGCTCTAGGCGCAAACATCGGATCTTCCGGTGCACCTATGCCTGTCGGTACTGATTTCGCTGGCATCGCTCGTGACTTCGAGCAAAGCAAAGCCCGCAAGGATGAGTTCGCACAAGATATGTCAATGCGAAAGATGGAGATGAAAAATCGCTCCATTCAAAACGCCCAAGAGCAGCAACTCCGAGAAGCGCAGATCAAGCGCATGGAAAAAGAGAATTCTTGGCTCGATGAACAGATCAGGGCATCTCAACAGGAGCGCGTTAGAGAGAGCGCGCAAAGCATGGTCTCTACTGCCTCAAACCCGCAGGACCACGCAGCCAACAATGCGGGATATTTCAAAGTTGTTCCTAATGAGGTCACCTCGCACAAGCGTGGTGTTGCACAAGGCACTCAGCCATCAGTTGAGTACCTTATCGACCCCGCTACAGGTCGTCGTATTCCTGTTCCTTTTGGTTCTACGCAAAACGCTGAACCTTCTGAAGCCTTTTCGATGATGCGGGAGATTTCCGCACATTACGGAATTCCGCTAGATGTACTTTCCGGAAAATACGTTCTTGACAAATGGCGAAATTTCAGAGATAAATATTTCGTAACTCCCACTTGGCTACCGGGCCAATACTGGCTCAAAACCGCCCCTAAAAAGGGCCAACCTAGGAGGTAATGTGTCATGGCATATCGTCGTCGTTCTCGCTACTCACGCCGTCCTGTTCGCCGCGGCCGTCGTATTCGTCGTGGGCGTCGTCTGCGCACTGCTCGCGTGCAACGCATCGGATATCGCTTCTAAGGATTAGTCATGCTCTGCAAAAGCATGGTTACCACTAAAGGCACTGTTCACCCATGTGGACAGTGTCTTTTTTGTCGCATCAATAAAAAACGCGACTGGATCTCACGCTTACTGTTAGAAGCCGCATGCCATCCCATCAATCAATTCTGGACACTCACTTATGAAGACGGACAACTCCCAACTGAGCTTCCCCCAAATGGGGCCTACGGTCTCTCAGAGCAGGCTCAAATTCTCAGATCTAAGTCAGGCCGCCAACTACTTGCTACTGGTGCACAAGCAGGGTCCCTTTTCAAACCTGATCTTGCGCTGTTCTTCAAGCGCTACAGGAAAAACATTGGTGACTTTCGATACTACGCCGTTGGTGAATACGGAGAGTGTCGCGGTCGCCCCCACTACCACGTCCTCGCGTTCGGCACCGAAGTCTCGAAGGAAACGCTAAGGGAGACATGGCGTCATGGTGATGTTCATATCGGTGACGTTGAATCGGCATCAATTACGTACTGTGTTGAATACGCTCTTAAGCGGGAAAAATCAGATGGCCTCATCGCACTGCGTCGGCTACCTGAGTTCTCTGTCATGTCAACAAAGCCCGCAATCGGCTCTTATGCAATTGACGAATTTCGTACCGCTATCTTGCGGTCAAAGCCTCTTCCTACTGGCGAGCTACTTATCCCGGATACGTTCCGCGTCCTTGGCAAGAATTACCCCGTCCCTAGGTTCGTCCGCAATGAACTCGAAGAAGAAGGCTTCGTTACGGCGCGCTCAGCGCTACGGCAACACCTGGGCGATAAGGAAGTCGTGTCCGCGCTGCTTAGCCGCTCGCCGGTGGCTAGAGCGGAATATCAGAAATATGAAATCCTTTGGTCGGATGATCCGGTAGAAGACAACCGTGTTTTGAAGCAAGAACTGAAACAAAAACTCCGCAATGCGGAATCCCGTCAACGTATCTTTGGACAAAGACATGAAACGCTCTAAGTTCAATCTCTCGCACACTCAACTCCACACTGGTTACATGGGTCAGCTCATCCCCTGTGGCCTGGTCGAAGTTCTGCCCGGCGATACAATCCAGCATGCCGCGCAGGCGCTCGTTCGCGCTGCTCCACTCGCAACGCCTCCGATGCATCCTGTTCGCATCGACGTTCGTCACTTCTTCGTCCCTCATCGCCTCGTTTGGGATAACTGGGAAAACTTCATCACTGGTGGTCCTGACGGCAACAACGCGTCTGCTTTCCCTGTTTTTGAGGCTCCTAGCGGTCCTTATGGTGGTCTCAATGACAACCTGGGTATTCCTCCGGATGCTGGTGGCCAGGAAGTCAACGTTCTTCCGATCCGTGCAACCTGTCTGATCTGGAATGAGTTTTATCGGGATCAGGATTTGCAGACTCCCATCCCTGTTTCTAAGGCTGATGGCCTCGATCTCACTGCCTACCCTTCTGACCTGCTGGTCAATTGGGAAAAGGACTATTTCACTACGGCTCGTCCGTTCGAACAAAAAGGCCCTGACGTCACTATCCCCCTGGGTACGGAAGCGACTGGTGTCGCGACCATCCTGCAAGGTGGTTTGGCAAGTGGTGGATCTCTGTTCAATATCGTGCGCGGTGAAGCTGACACGGGTGGTCAAGCCTCCGTCGATCTTGCGACAGGCACGATTTCCATTGGTGACGCATTGCGTCTTGTCGGTGAAGTCGACGTCGATCTGACAACGGCAACTGCTGCTAACGTCAATGATTTGCGTCTTGCCCTGGCTATTCAACGCTATCAGGAGGCACGTGCTCGCTATGGTTCGCGTTATACGGAATATCTGCGTTACCTTGGCGTTCGTTCTTCGGACGCTCGTCTACAGCGCCCTGAATATCTCGGCGGTGGCAGAACTAACCTACAGTTTTCCG